ATAATCAAAGTTGGAGGCTAGGAACTTTTAGATTAGATATACAACCAGACGGAAGAAGATAATGGCAAAAATAGTACAAGTATTAACAAGACCTAGTGAACAGTATGATTTAGGAACAGCAGAAGCACAAGTCAGAGACATAGATGCTATCATAGAAAAACTAAACACTACATTTCAAGAAGAACTAAAAGAGGAGATAGAAGCATTTAACTTCTTTATAAATTAATGGCAAATAAATTTATTAATAAAAAATTAAATTTAACAACTACTGATAATACTACGTTGTTCACTGTACCAGACTTTACTCAATCCGTAATACGATCTATTTTAGTTTCAGAGTATGCAGGATCTGGATCTAGCATTACGGTTACGTTAACAGATGCTAGTTCAAATGTGTTTAATTTATTTACTACTAAAACTATAGCTTCAAATGCAACAACAGAGTTACTAACTAATCCACTAATATTAGAAGAAAAAGAAGTTTTAAAAGTCCAGGCGGCAAATGCAAGTAGACTACAAGTTTTAGCATCTATATTAGAAATACAGCCTAGAATAGTAGTCGGAGGTGGAGGAGCATCATAATGCAAATACTAAAACCAGAAAAGATAATAGAAGAGATATCTAATCTTAAAACAGGTGAAAAATATAAGAACGACGAAGAGTGGAAGGCTAAAGGTATACCTGAGTCTGACATAAGAAGAGACGTAAGAGTAATAATGCCGAGTCTTGATTTATTCGGTAAAACAAAATAGAATGGTACGATGGCGATAACTAGATCAAAACAAGCAAGACAGATGTACAAAAAAGGTAGTGAACCCGTAGTACAAGGGGGTGTAGAAAACTATCTTGGTAGACAGCCAGAGGTCCAAGCACCTAGAAAATGGCAATCTGGTCCAGATAAACCAGCTACAGAATTAGCGTATATTACAGAGGCAGAAAAAGATTTATTATTAAAAGCAGATATACATGGATCATTAAAAGAAGGTCCTAATGAAGGTCCTGCGGGTATCATGTCACTAGATAGTTTTGGTGATATCGGTGGAGGAGGATCTGCAGGAGTGGATACATCTCCAAGTGGAGCTCCCTCTGGTGATCCAAGCACTCAGTTTTCTGGTCAAGGACCAAATGAATCTAGACAAGATTTTAGTCAAAGAGTTCAACTTGAACAAAGAAAACTAGAAGATGCAAAAAAAGCACAAGAAGAGCGTTTTAGAAGTGCGAGAGTCAGAGAAGAAATAAAAGCAAATAGAAAAAGAATTAAAGAAAGATTTCGTGAAGATAAATTAAGACGTCAAGCAAAAATTGAAGGTATATTAAAAGGTGCAAAAAGTTTTATAGACCCAGTAACACAACAAGTTATAGCACTTAACGAACTTGGTCTTACTGACACAGAGTTAAAAGACTTAGGAGCCATCAGTAACATAACAGGTATAGGTCCAAAAACAGAACTACAAAAAAGTATAATAGATAATTTATTAGAAAAATCAGATAAATTTTCTGGTGCAAACATTAAAACTTTTCAAGATAGGTTTGAAACTCCAGAGACAGGATTATTATCATTAGATGCCGCTTTAAATATACTATCAGGTCCTTTAAAATTTGGTTCTAAAAAAACAAGAACTTTTTTTACTGAACCTACAAAAAATATTTTTGGTAAAACAAGAAAAAGTGTTCTTGCAGCAGGTAAATTAAAATATAAAGGTCAAACAGTAACGCCAGAGGCGTTTGCAGCCATGACACCTGCAATGCAAGAAGAAATTTATGGTTCTTATATGGCTGACAGAATGGCAGGTAGAACCGATGCTTATGGAAATCTTGCACCTGGTTTTATGAGAGATGCACAAGGTAATATAATTAGCACAGGTAATGATGGTAGAGATCCAATACTACCTATTATCCCACAAAAAGCTTCAGCAGCTGCACCATTAGCTCCTGCAATAGCTAGAAATCTTGGTGGTTTATCACCAAGAATAGGAGGATCCATATTTGATTTTACAGGTCTTGCAGATGGTGGACGAGTAGGTGCTATGGATGGTGGTATTATGGATATTGTAAGAGAAGAAATGTTTTTAGGTGGTGTAGTTAAAGGTATAAAAAAAGGATTAAAAGGTGCAACAAGAGCAATTAAAAAAGTCGCTAAGTCACCGCTTGGTAAAGCAGCTATACTAGGAGCTATAGGTTTTGGAGCTAAAGGTTTTTTAGGTAAGGGAGCTATAAAAAATTTTCTTTTTAAAGGTGGAGAAATAGGTCTTAAAAATTTAACACCTAAAGGTGTTGCATCGTTGATTGGTGGAGCATCTTTATTAGCAGGAGCAATGACACCAAAAGAAGAAGATGAGTTTGATGTAGAGGCATACTACGCAGCTAATCGTTTAAATCCTAACCCAGACTTATTTCCTAGAATATTAGGATCTCAATTTACGCAAACAGCTGCTGATGGTGGTAGAATAGGATATGCTGATGGAACTATAGAAGCAGGAGCTATGATGAGTGAGAAAGAAATGAAAAAACTAGCTAAAAGTCCATTATATAAAGGTTTTAAAAAAATGTATGGAATAGACCCTTCCATGGCAAAAGACAACCCTGCTTACGACGAAAAATTTAAAGCGTTTGAAGAATTATTTAAAAAAGGATTTCAAGAAGGTGGAGACGTAGAACCTGTAGCTAAAAAGACTATGCCATTACTAGATATGGGTGGACAAGAAATGGATTTGAGAGATAATGGTGGTTTTGTGCCAATAGGTAGAATGGAAAAGGCTGACGATGTGCCAGCTAGACTATCTAAAAATGAGTTTGTATTTACAGCTGATGCAGTTAGAAATGCAGGTGATGGCGATGTGGACAAAGGCGCAGAAGTTATGTATAACATGATGAAGAACCTCGAAAGAGGTGGCAACGTATCCGATGAATCGCAAGGTTTAGAGGGCGCTCGAAGAATGTTTCAAACATCAAAAAGATTAGAGGAAGTATTGTAATGGCTACTGAAACCGTAATAAATAGACCCGCACCCTTTGTAGAAGATATAGGTAAAAAACTAGCAGAACAAACATTAGGACTTCAACAAGTCCCTGTTGTAACCACTGGTATCGCAGGTATATCAAGACAACCTGGTGAAACTGCAGAAGGTTTTAAAGCAAGACAAGACGCTGCTAGAGCATTTACAACTAGACAACAAAGTTTAGCAGGACTTGCACCACAAGTAGCGCAACAAGATGCATTACAAAGACAAGCACAAACTTTAGCACAAGCAGGAGTAGGATCTTTTGCACCAGCTTTAGCAAGAGCACAAACAGAATTAGGAGTGGCTGGCGGACTAGGAACCGCGGCTCTTGGAACACTAGGAGGTGTATCTTTAGGAGCACCGACAGCGGCCCAAACACAACAATTTATGTCTCCGTTTCAGCAACAAGTTATTGATGCTACATTAGGAGAGTTTGATCGTAATAGGCAAATACAAGAACAGCAAATTAGAGATCAACAAGCAGCTTTGGGTGCGCTCGGCAGTGGTCGAGCGGGAGTGCAACTCGCTGAGTTTGGCACAGGGGCAGCAAGAGAAAGAGCTTTATTACAAGCTAATCTCTTGCAACAAGGATTTAATCAAGCACAACAAGCAAGACAACAAGACATTGCAAATAGATTTGGAGTTGCTCAAGCGCAACAAGGACTAGGAGCATTTAGATCAGGACTAGCAGGTCAGCAAGCACAATTAGGTGCACAACAACAAGCACTACAAGGAACAGATATTTCACGTTTAGGTCAATTGGGCGCGATTAACCAAGCACAAGCACAAGCTCAACTAGATGCACAAAGAGAAGCTACAAGACAAGCTGCTTTTGCACCACAAGAAGAGTTAAATAGATTTGCTGACATTACTACAGGTATCATGGGTGGTATGAGAGGAACAGGCACAGCTACAACAAACATACCTAATCCTACGCCATTACAAACTGCATTAGGTGTTGGATCAACACTAGCTGGTATCTATGGATATTTAGGAGGTAAACCTTTCGCATAATGAATAGAATTTTAAAAAGACCGATGTTTAGAATGGGTGGATCTTCAGGAACTGGTATTACATCAGGTCTTGATAGACCTGGGTATAAAATGGGCACAACAGTTGGTGGACAATTTTTTCCGTACGGTGAAGGAGATAGAGTTTCACAAGGTGCGTTAGACGTAATTAGTGCTTTTCCTAAAAGGATGAATGCTATGAAACAACCGACCGTGGACCAAGGATCAAATATGTTACCACAGATAGGTTTAAATCAAAACAGAACACCTAGCATTAAAACTAAATCAACACGAGAAAGATTAATGGAAGCTGTTGGTGAAAGAGACAGAGGTAGAGATTTTTCAAGATTTTTAATTCAAGGTGGATTAAATTTATTATCTGCAACACCAAGAGGTGGTGTATTAGCTACAGCAGCAGAAGCTTTTAAAGAACCAACTGCAGGTTTATTTGCATCTGAAGATGAACAAGATGCATTAGAAAGACAAGTTGCACTAGCTGCAGAGCAATCTGACATAGGTCAAGAACAAGCTCTTGAACTACAAGCGTTAAAAAATTTAGATGAAGATACTAGATCTGCAATTAAAAAACAGGCTGAAGAAGGTTATGAAGCTGGAGAATATACCAGCGTAAACGAAGGTATCAGAAGATTATTACAAACAAAAGAATTTGGCATAGCAGATAGACCAGGTGAACAAAGAGAAAAAGATATACAAGCAAACTATGAAATAGGAATGAGAGAACCAGGAATAACTTTAAGTGATGCACCTGTTGTAAGAAGAAAAGCTATTTTTATAACTGATCAACCAAAAATAGAAAAAGATAATGAAGGTATAACTTTTGGTGTAAATCCTTTAGTTGAATCAGGTAATCAATATGAACCTGGTAAAGTTTATTATAATGCAGAACTAGATCAATTTTTACTTTACAACGGCCCAGAAGCTGAAGTTCCATTCGAACAAATTGATGTCACTAGATAGGAGAACAAATGGTATCTCCATACGATCCAAATCAACTTTCTAAATTAGAAGAACAAAACGAAACTAACTTAGCTGTATCTATTGCAGCTGGTATTGGGTCTGGTTTAATTAAAATACCTGTCGGTCTAGCATCCGTCGCTGCAGAGGTTTACGATGCTGTTAGAGGTGAAGGTGTAGAGATAGATGACGGCGCTGTTGCAAGATTAGAAAAATTTATAGATGATAGTATTGTTGGTGATGTTTTATCAGGATTAGAAGATAAAGCTAGAGATACTGCTGCAGGTAGAATTACAGAAGCATTAGTTCAAGTTGGTGTTCCTGCTGCAAGAGGTGCAAAGATAGGTGGACGGATAGCAACAAAATTAATTGATAAAATTAAAAGTGGTAAAAGAGTTGGACTAACAGGAAAGACTGCAAAAAATTTGTCTAAAGGACAAGTGCAAGCAGGTAAATTAAATAGATCAGCAAAAGCAGGTAGATTTGTTGCAACCACAACAGGTGGTGCAGCAGGTGCTGCATTAGTTTATGATATAGAAGACATAGGAACTTTTGGAGATATTTTTGAAGGTAGTGCCACGTCTCTAGATAGAGATGCAAAAAATGATACGGAGGATGAGGCATTACGTAGATTAGAAAACAGAGCAAAGTTTTTTGGTGAAGGTGTTTTGTTAGCTCCTTTCGCATATGGTGCTGGTAAAGTTGCGGGCACTATTGCAAAAAAAGGTAAAGCACTTGCTTTTAGTAATTCAACATTTGAAAGATTAGTTGATAAATATGTTGCTGCACCATTTAGACCAAGAAGCAAAAAATCACAAGAGTTGTTTGAAGCAAGCATGAGAGTGGAAGGACAAGAGGGTGCCTCTGCAATAGTCGCAAAAGATTTAGTAAGAGATATTGATGATTCATTTAAAAAAATATTCGATAAATCAATGTCTGCAACAGATAAAATAAAAAATAAAGATGAGTTGTTAACTCAAATGGATAGTTTGTTAAAAACAAGTAAAGATAAAATTGTAGGAAATGAATTTAGATTTATAGGTTTTAATGAAAAAAAGTTAAAAGATTTTAAAAAATCTTTAGATAACATAAAAGTTTCTAAAAAAGACCAAGACGTATTAATATCAACTTTAATAAATTCTAAAAATGCTTTTAACAGACTACAATCTGATTTATTACAGGGCGGTAATCTTACTACAAGTAATCAAGGTGAGTTATTAGAGTTTTTTAGTAACAGATTAAAATCTACTTTGTCTAATGATTATAAAATATTTGAAAATAGTAAAGTATTTAAATCTACAAACTATGTTCCAACAGACGAAAGTAGACAGGCAGTAGCACAAATTTTTCAAAATTATGCAAAAGCAAACAAGGTTAAAAATTATGGTAAGTCAGATGCTTTATTAGATGTAGATAGAGTTCTTGAAAATGTAAAAATGGACCCTGTAACAAAATCACCAGTGTTTAAATTTGAAAGCAAAAGCGCATTTTATGATGGTGTTGTACAAGAACAAAACATTGCAAAGTTAGTTACAACAAATAAATTTGAACCTACAGATTTAATAACATCTCAAAAAGATTTAAAAGCTTTTAGAGATTTATTTGGTGAAATAAAAGATGCAAGAAGAACAATAGTCAATAACATGCAGGCTATGTCTGCTATCACTGCAAGAGATAAGTTTTATAATACAATAGCACAAAACGGTAGAATAGTTTTTAAAACTCCAACAGAAGCACAACTAAATTTACCTAATAGACCAGGTTACACCATGAGTAGAAATGGTATGCAGATTAAATCACCTCTTGGTGAAGAAATGTACACTAACCCGATGAATGGTAAATTTACATCTTCAGAGTATGAGGATGCAATTAAGTTCGCTGAAAAAATGGTTTTTGATGGGTTTATGAAAGAAAATCTGTACAGATACGGTATAGCAATACCAAAAGGTATTGCACAAGTTGCTAAAACAGTTTTAGGTCCATTTACACACATGCGTAACTTTACAAGTGCGGTGGCGTTTAGTTATGCTACTGGTAATTTATTTAAAAACCCTGCATTTATTTTAAGTAATTTTAGAAAATCTTTTAATACAATACAACCACAGTTGTTGTATAGAAATTTACCAGAGGACCAAGCTTTCTATAGATTTTTATTAGATGAAGGTGTTGTTAATTCTAGCTCTACATTTCAAGACGTGCAAGGATTATTAAAAGATATTGCAAAAGGTGGTGATGTTGTTGAAAGAGTTTTTGGAAAACTTGGTAAAAGAATGACCAAAGTATTTAGAGGAGCACAAGACTTATATGTTGCAGAGGATGATTTCTATAAAATTTATAATTATCTTGCAGAGTTTGATAATTTAAAAAATGCTTACAAAGGTGCCATACCTGATTTGGAACTTGCAAAAAGAGCAGCTAGTATTGTTAGAAATACAGTTCCAAACTATGCTTACGTATCTGATTTCGTAAAAGGTTTACGTAGATCACCTTTAGGTAACTTTGTATCGTTTCCTGCAGAAATAATTAGAACATCTATGAATATTGCACAACAAGGAATTAGAGAAATAAAAGATCCTGCACTACGAAGTATTGGTGCAAGAAGATTAATTGGTTTTGGAACAGGGGTGGCAATCATACCACCGACTGTAACAGAAATGTTTAGAGGCATGTATGGAATTACTAGAGATCAAGTTGCAGCGATTAGAAGATTTTTACCTGAATGGTCTAGAGAATCTACAATTATTCCAAATAAAGACAAGGAAGGTAATTTATACTATACAGATTTTAGTCATGGTTTTGCTTATGACACTGTTATAAATCCTATTCAATCTCTTGTAGCAAATGTTGAAGGTAATGAAGAAGGACCATTGATGGCCGATCTTGTAACAGGTGTTGCAAAAGGTGCTGGTAGATTAGTAGAACCTTTTATTAGTGAATCTATTTGGACTCAAGCAATAGCTGACTTATTCATAAGAAAAGGTAGAACAGCAGAAGGTAATCAATTATGGAATCCAGAGGACTTTGAAGGCAATAAAATGTTTGGTGGATTAAAACATTTATCAGAAGCACTCGCACCTTTTTCTTTTCAACAATTACAAAGATTAGGGCAAGCTGCTATATTTGGTGAAGATCCAAAAACAGGGCAAGATTTAAGTGTGACTGGTGAACTTGCAGGTTTTTTTGGATTTAGAAATATTAAATTAGACATACCAAGATCGTTAAATTTTAAAATATCTGATTACAATCTAAAACTTAGAAACAGTAGAAGATTTTTACCAAGAGCAGAAGGTAATGTAAAAGCTGATGACATAGTGCAGGGTTACTTAACAGGAAACAATAGTTGGTTTGAAGGCATGAAAGATATGAAAAAAGATATAGAAGCTATGGAGGATTTAGGTTATTCAAATAAAGAAATGGCAACCATATTTGAAAGAAGAAACTTAGGTGAGGACTATGGTTTTTTAAGAAAAAATAAATTTAAACCTTTTGAAATACCTTCAGGTTTAGTAGAAGCTTACATTAGAAACGCTAGAGAAAATAATTATAACAATCCGTTATCTAGAGAAACGTTCAATAAAATAAGATTAATTTTAAGATCTCTATCAAGATTAAGTTTAGATGATCCTTTTCCAGATTTAGGTATTCAAATAGAGAGAATGAGCAGTTTTAACATGTCTGCATTACCACAAACACCTATGCCAAACGTACAACCTACAGCGCGAAATGTAGACCCAAGAACTAACTTGACACGTACAGAACAAGCGTTACTATCACCAGAAGAACAAGTTATTGCGAGTAGAACATAATGAAAAAATCGGCACTACAAAAAATAGAAGCACATGAAAAGCTTTGCAGAATAATGCAAAAGCAAACGTTCGATCAAATAAAAGAAATGAAAGAACGTATTAAAAGAATTGAATACATGATTGTAGGTGGAATGGGGTCACTTATTCTAGCTTTAGTCATGAACTATATGAAATAATGAAACTTACACGAAACTTCAGCCTTTCAGAACTAATTAAATCAGACACAGCTATCAGACTGGGTATAGATAATAATCCAAATGCAGATCAAATAGAAAAACTAAAAGCATTGTGTGAAAATATTTTGCAGCCAGTACGTGATCACTTTGGCAGAGTTACGGTGACGAGCTGTTTTCGTTCCCCTGAGCTGTGCCTAAAAATAGGTAGCAGTTTAAATTCACAACATACCCGTGCTGAAGCTTGCGATTTTGAATGTCTGGGAACTAGCAACGCTGAAGTCTTTGATTGGATCAAAGCAAACCTCGATTGGGATCAAATGATCCTCGAGTTTTTCACTCCTGGGGAGCCCAATTCGGGATGGATTCACTGCTCTTGGGTAGCTGATAATCCTCGTAAACAATTATTAAGAGCGTACAAAGAAGATGGTAAAACAAAATACAAACCTGTTATTGGTGACGCTGTAGATCTAGTTTAGATCCAATCTTTTAATTCTTCACCCATGACTTCGGATGCAATATTTATTTTATTTCTTAAAGCCTCCACAATCTTCTCATCAACAGTGTCCTCAGCGATCAGATCAACATAAGTCACATTTTTTGTTTGTCCTATCCTGTGTGCTCTGTCTTCTGACTGTAATCTCTTTTCTAGGTCATAACCATTAGAGTAATAAACTACAGTGTTTGCTTGTGTAAGTGTGATACCATATCCACCTGTCTGTGGTGTGCCCACAAGAAATCTACATTTAGGATCGTTTTGAAATTTACGAATATGGTCTTGTCTTTCTTCTTGTGAAGTCAGTCCATAGTAATGCACATAAGAATCCTCTCCGTACTCTTTTATTATTCTTTGTATAATTTCACCTACGCTTAATTGATAGTTAGCCCATATTATGGCTTTACCTTCAGTTTCATCTAACACACTCATAAGTTCGTTAAGTCTGTTGCTTTCAACCGCCTGTGTTGTGCCATCATCAGCTGTAAAATGACCACAAGTTATTTGATGTAATCTCATGAGTTGAGTTAACACGGTCATGGTGGTTGTAACTTTACCATTTAATACTGCTAGTGCCTGCTTTTTCATTTGTTGATAAATTTTCTTTTGGTCAGGAGTTAAAGAAACATGTCTTTTCATAAAATTTTTTGGTGGTAAATCAAGACAATCTTCTTTTAATACTCTGTAAGAAAAGGTTTTGACTATATCAGATAATTCAGAAAGGTTTTGAAATTTGTGTACCACTTGTATTGACCTTCCTCTAACATGCATGGTTTTCATAATCGCATACCTGTTTCTAAATGAATAATAAGAAGAGTGATTTAAGTGAAAAGGGTCTAAAAAATAACATTGTGTATATAAATCTAAAGGGTTTTTAGTTACAGGAGATCCTGTCATGATACGTCTATATTTAGCGTGACCACCTAAATCAATAATATTTCTAGTACGTTTAGCTGTAGGTGTTTTAATAGTTGTGGATTCATCTATTGCCATCATACTTCTGTGTGAGTTTAAAAATTTATTTGCAAACTTAACACCTTTGTCTGTAGATAAAGCCTCTACGTTCATGACTAAAATATGTAGAGCTGTGCCTATCTCATACAAAGTTTCTAATTTTTCTTGTTGTTTTTTAGTTATATTTGACTGCCACAATACAGTCACATTCTCTATATGGTCTGGTAGGTGTGTGGGTAGTTCTTGTTCATACCAAGTTTTAACAACGCCTTTTGGAGCAATAATTAAAACACCATCGATCTTGCCTTTGTCATATAACATAGCGACGTTGTCTATTAATACTTTTGTTTTACCAGTGCCCATTTCCATGAAATAAGCAAAGGTTTCTTTGTTCCAAGACTTTTCTAATGCAGTCAGTTGGTGTTTGTATGGTTTTGTTTTAAATTTATAATTCATAATTTTCTTCTTTCTAGGGTTGACATATAATCCAGGATCGCTATATTGTCAAGTATGTCAGAAAGAATAGTTTACGTTATACAGGAGATACCTGGGACTAAAGTTGGCAACCCTAAAATTAATATTATGGGGGCTGCTAAGTTTGGTAAATTTAAATTTCTGTTACCAGAAGATTCACAAATAATATTTTCTCCTGGTCCATTAATTTACAGGTTAAGACCTTTACTAAAAGATTTTAACAAAGACGATTATTTATTGTGCACGGGTGATCCTGCAATAATAGGTATAACATGTT